AATACCTGGTTGGTGTCGATGTCTTTAGCGACAAGACAGTGGATACAGCTCAGTCCCTGGCGGGGAAGGCCGTTTGTTTCTAGGTCAAAGACCAGTCTCATAGTCCCCAATACCCAGGTTCTTCAGTTTCGAGCACACGTTGAGTGATCGGATCAGGCTTGCCACATTCCAAACAAAACCAACCACTTGGCTCCATTTCGGAATAGAAAAAGCAACTGCTACCGCAGGTACATACAACATTGAGCTCACAGTTCTCCGTATGGATCGGAGTCATCGAAAGAGGGTGTGTCATCCTTGAAGGAGGCAGTTAGATCTTCAGTCATACGACCAGTCTCAGAGCTATAGCAGATGGTCCCAGCTTTACCTGTTTGACCATTAAAGCGATTCTTTAACACCCGAATCGTACAATTGTTACGACCGGATGAAAGATTTCGTTCGAGAGCTACAACCATGTCGCTAAGTTGAACAATACTGTGGCTACCACGGAGTTGTCCGAGGCTTACCTGTTGTCCATCTTCGTGGCCTTTGTCTCCTTGGGGACGCTTGAGGTGGCTGATAAGAATCATACCAACTCCAGTCTCCTCAACAAAGGATCTGAGCTTAGTCATCGTGACATCAATGAGCTTCCTCTCGTCATGCGACTCATTCCCAGACATAAGGATGGAAAGGTGATCAAGGATGATCCACTTAACTTCTTTTGCCTGTGCCATGAACCGGCAATCACTAAGTATGGCTTCAGGATCGACTGACCCAAACCCATCACGAAGAAATACTTGTCCCGAGCCAAGAGACGACTCAAACGCCGCCTTAAGGACATCTTCTGGAAGTTCATTGTTGAGGTGCAATGGTTTGTTCGCCTTGACCGACATCAGGCGGAGGGCAGTCCGTTGAAGACTTTCCTCAAGCGCAATGTAGCCAACGTATTGGCCTTGGTCAACCAAAGCTTGAGCAACTTCACCACAAAAGGTGCTTTTGCCTACGCCAGACCCAGCCGTAACCGTAACCAATTCACCGAGACGGAGCCCGCTGGTGAGGCCATCAAGGCAACCAAAAGGCCAGTCAGCATCCCGACCATGTAAAGGCTTAATTGCCAGATCGAAGAGGTCTCGCCCGTCGATGACGGTCTTTGGTGAGTACGGTTTCTTTTGCCAAAAGGCTTGGCGGATGGCTTCTGCATCTTTGGCAACAAGTGCTTCGTTGGCATCCTTGTAACTCGAAAGAGTCGCAATAAATACTTTATCATGGCGGAACAGTTGAGCACACTCTTGAGCAGCTCTTTGTCCAACATCGTCGCTATCAAACAGAAGGACTATTTCGTCGTATCTGTCTATAAATTTGTATTGATGTTGGAGAGACTTTTTGGCGGCATTGGCTCCGTTGTCAAGACTGACCACAGGCCAATTAGGGCGTGCTTGCCAAACACTCAGGGCGTCAATTTCACCCTCAGTAATGACAATGGTTTTGTTGTTACCCTTAGCCCCACCAAAGAGCTGCTGACCAAACAACTGGTGATCTTCATTCTTGCCTGACCACCGGAAATCCTTATCAGGAGTCCTGGCTTTGAAGGCAATCAGCTGACCAGCCGAGTTGTAATAAGGAAACCTTAGTGTTCTTGTTTCGGCATCATACCGAACGTTGAACTTTTTGCAGGTGTCCTCAAGAATGGCGCGTGAACGAAGGGGAACAATGTCCCCAGTGAAGTCCATGTGGAATTGCGGCTTGTGAAAAGGAACAGACTCGCCATCACCAAACTCGTAATGGCCACAAGAAAAGCAATGCCCATGACCATCAGAATAACGACCAAGGGCATCACTACTGCCACAGGAAGGGCAGGGCTCATGCCTAACAAACTCGCTTTCGGAGAGATTCTCGGATAAGCTCATAAGCTTTAGCGCATTTGTGGTGGTACTGAACCCAAGACTCTAGTTCCTCAAAAAAAGCATCAGCTACATCTTGAGGGTCGTAGTCTTCGGAGCATTCAGCAAGAGTATCTCCGAAAAGAGCACTCAAGCGTTCCTTGGATCCAAATGCTGGGTAAGTCATCGGCGGCCTTGACCTCGATAAGGTTTGACACCCTTGGTGGGGCGTTTGCTTTTCTTTTTCTTGCTGATAAAAACCTTACCAGCGAGTGCCTTGGAGATTTTCATTCAAACCAATCAAGTGGAATGCTGTGGTAAGCGGCCCATTGGAAGCCATTCTTCTCCGCCCACATAGCGTAGGTGGTCTTGGAATCCTTCGTAATGGTGTTGTGCGGTGATTGGAAAACAAGCCGGATGTCTAGTTCTGGATGAGCTTCCTTGACGGCGAGCATCTTCCTTCTGTCTTCCGGCTTGAACCAACCCTTTGCTTCCAGTATTACCCCATTCGGAAGAATGAAGTCTGGCTTATAGACGCAGGAAAGCGTATAGTCAAGTTTAAGAGTTTCGTATTCATACGATAGATCATTCTTTTCTAACCACTTAGCTATCCGCTCCTCAAGTCGGGAACGATAGCTAGTCATCAGAACGGAATGTCACTATCTTCGTCTTCATCCGGTTGAAGGTCCGGTTCAAACGAAGGAGAGCCTGCCTTGAAACCATCGCTAGTTCCAAACAGTGCAGCCAAATCAGAAGCGTCAAGCTCACCACTATCAGACCCACCAGAGCCGACAAGTTTGAGAACTTGAGCACCTCGAACCTTAAGACTGCATCCTGCCTTGGTTCCATAGACATAGGGCTTCAGGTCGATGGCAAGTTTGACAACAGTTCCTTTCCAAATTGGAGTATCCATATCAATGGGTACGCCATCAGTATCAATCCAAGGGAACATAGGATTGCCCTGCTCACCGCCGTAGCTGTACTTGACGTAGCCAGCCTCATCCCATTTTGGGAGTTCTTCGGTGAAGCGTTTGCCTGCCATCTTGTTACGACCCCAGGCAATAGCGTTTTCATACGCAGCATCAAACTTCTTGAGGTCATCCTTTCCAATGGAGAAGGAGAAGCAGCAGTTGTTGTACTTTCCTGAGGGTTTGAGTGCGTTGACGTAGCCCTCAAGGGTGGTGGTGATTACGAAGCGGCCTTCAGACATGAGTTAGGTAGTGGGTGAGTTCAGCGGTGACCGAGATCAGATGGTGGTCTTGGAGAAGCTCGTAGACCTCTCTCACATTAGCATCCAATTCTGGGTCGTAGATACGAGCAGCCTCAAGGGCGAGCTCTTGGTCAAGGTCAGTCATCATCAAACGTGGAATAGGTTTGATCGTATGCCTCAAGACAGTCGACAGCATCACCCCCATTAAGGGCTTCCATCATGTAACTGGCTTGGGCAAACTCCTCGACAAGGTAGGCATAGAAGGAAATGTCAAACCCGTAGGCTTCACACTCCATCTCATACTCCTCAAAGAGGTTCTCGATGACAGACTCTCGAACAAGAAACCTTTCGGCAAGCTGTGAGAAGTCAGGTGTGGTGTTCTTCATCAGCAGAAGAAGTAAGCGGAGTTTTGAACATCATTGATGTCCAGGGTGTTGATCATGACCGATTCATCAAAAGGCATTCCCAAAGACTCTGCCCAGTTCTTGAGCACAGGCTGGGAATAGATCTCAACGAACTTGTCACGAATAGCAGCAGCCATACCATCCATGTCACAGGAACGACCCAAGATACAATCGTGGATCACTGTGAAGGGGCGGTCCCATTCAGCAAAGACCAAATGCAATAGGGCTGCATCCAGACTGTGAACTAGGTTTGGAGCTGCTGCTGTCTTGGCTTTCTTCAAATCAATCTGTCGTTCTTCAAATGGTTTGAGGAGATGGGTTTGAACACGTTGACCAAGAAGCTTGGTGTTGATGCGTTCGCAATCATTCCTTCGATAGATCTGAACGACAGGAAAGCCAGAAGGAGTGACCCATTCAACTTGGGTATTGCCAGCTTTGATGTATTCCCCAGCAGTCTTCTGGATAAATTCCATAGACCGACAAGGACCAGCAAAGACCTCTCTGACCGCATAGCGATAGATGGCTTTGACAATGGCTTGCAATTCCCCAGGTTGAAGTTCGACACCTTTGAGTTCAGAACGGATGTACTCACGAGCGGAGTTCTCCGTCACCCCATATGGTGTCGTCATCACAGTGCGTTTGCAAGTTTTCCTCGTAATTTCTTTATGAAGATGCTCAGGAAGTTGTTCCTTGGCTTTCTGGGCAACAATGGCATACCCGTCAGAGGGTTTCTCTGTGGGGACAACGTTGACCATTTCTGCTGCTGTCTTGTCAAGCGCAAGTGCTGATAGGTGCTGGAGACCAGAGCAAGTGGCATCAACAGACACAGGAAGACCAGAGGTTTTTTTGTTTTTGTCAATGACACAATCGTAATACTCCATAGCAGCAGCCAAGAAACACCAAGGTTCCTCAGCAGAAGACCACTCATTGATTGTTCCAGTTGGATCAGAAGCAATCAAAGAGATCAACGGGTGGTTGTTTCTTGTCCACTCAATTCTTTCTTTGAGTGGTGCTTTATCAAGACCCCAAGTAGTAGCAACTTGAAAAGCTAACCACCAGTCATTGACTGGGCCTTCTTCTTCAAAAAGAAACAAGCTCTTCTCAAAGTCAGTTCCCTGTGGACTGAGGCTTGTGGGAATTGGATAAACCCTTCCCCGAAAATCAAACGACCAAGGAATCCAGAAGGTGTCTTCCCTGTATTTATTTGACACAAACAAGCACTCAGTCGTTCGGTAGTTCTTCTGCGCCAGTGATGAGTTGTTGTCTTCGATCTCTGTTCGAGCTCGTCGATAAGCAATCTTGTCCTCCTCGGAAGCAGTCTCCCAAGGGTCTGGCTTTGGCGGTGGAGGTGTTGGCTCCTCAGCACGGAACTTACCCACAGTGATGCGGTGTTCCTGGCAGAAGTTGGCTACGTCCAAGACTTTGGTGTTGAGCTTGTACGGGACCCGCTGCAACCGGTTCAGCATGGCAAGGGCTGTGCTTCCCGGTATCACGGAGCACCCTCCGAAATGCCTTGTCCTGACTAGCTTGCTGTGTCTCCTGAGTTCGTTGGTCAAATACCCCCCTTTGTGGTCGGCTGTCCAATCGTTGGGTTCACACAGCATGGGCCAGAGCAAAGCAGAAAGCCCCTCAGCCTGCGCTAGAAGCGCCTCCTTGGCGTCTAAGAACTCCTTTGAGTAGGTGAGTATGGTCTGCTGCTTTTGAGGCACCTTCTGGACGATTCTGGTGGCGATCCATCCTGTGGCATGGGCAAGACGGTCCACCAACCACCCACCAACAAGGTGCTTAACCGCAGAAGACCACGACAAGGGCTTGATCTCATGCCTCCTCATGGATGCACGAAACCGTTGAACCTTGTAGAGGTAGCCCTTATGGGCATGGATGTGGAGCTTTGATTGAGCAAAGAGCTCGGGGTGGCTTGCCTCGAACTGATCAAGCATGATCTGATCTTGAACAAGACGACCAACGTGAGCAGCTACGTTTGCATAGGTCACACGCTCAAGAGACCGTGAACCAAGCACATCCAAGACACCCTTGGCAGTGATCAAAGCAAGGATGGCAGGGTCGCAGTTCTTAATGGGAACCACAGCCTGTGCCTTATCGCTTACCCAGCCTTGACTGATGCGATGAAGACGAGAGCTGATCTCCTCAGTAAGAGCGCCCAATCCTTGTTTGATAAACGCATTTCCATAGACAGTAGAACTGGCATAGGTGCGTTCTTCTGCTATTCTTGTGCGTTCTCTTAATCGTTTAACTGCTTCACTGCGAGCATCGAACTCTCGCTGTAATTGACGGGCGAGTTGCTCTTTCGTTGCCATCTATTCTTCAGAAGGTGTGGGTTGATGAATGGTTGCTCGTGCCTTTCTAATCACAATGATGTTGCTGATCATTGTAATCAAGGCTTGAGTAAGATCAATCTCTTCCTCTGATCCATCAAGACCAAGTTGAGCATTGAACAGTTTGTCCATGTCCTCAACATCATTCTCTGGATCGAGGATGTCAGCATGAGCATTCACCCTACCGACAAGATCTGTGCATCTATCCACTGCCATGTGTTGGAGGGTATAGAGCAGATCATCGTACTCGTCACTGTTGGGGGTTGGAAAGGGCATGGCGTTGTGCCTTGTTGAAGGTTTGAATGGCGAGGAGTTGGGCTAGCTGTTTCTTTCCCAAGTACGAATACTGAGAAAGCCTGTTTCTCTTTGCGAGCTTACGCAGTTGCCTCCATGTGAGGATGTCCTCTAGGTGGTGAGCCAGTTGGTCTACGGTGAACTCCATTGTGGTGTCAGCAGTACGTTGATAGAGTGATACTCAAACTCTGGAAACAATTCCAAAGCAGAACGAATAGCCTCAGCCTTTGTGTGGGCATAGATGCAAACCTCCTTGCCATTGCAAAAGACGGAATAGCATTGAGGCTTTGTCACGTCTTTCTCTTTCCTTTTTTATTAGAAAGGGCAAGGCAATACTCAAGGTGAGCCTCTTGAATCATTCTTCTAACAGCCAAGATGTTTGGGTTGTTAGTAAGAGCTGCTGCTCGAAAGACCTCAACAATAAAGGTTCTTTCTGAGGGTGTCAAAGATAGCGACCCATTGGCCTCAATCTTGATCAAAAGATCTTCAACAGTCATCATTCTTTTTATACCTCATGGGAAGGTTATAACGTTGACTAGGTTTGAGAAGTAGCTTGGCTTTCCTTACCCTTTCGATCTCCTCCTTTGTCACCTTTGGTGGATTGTTGAGTAAGTCGATCCAAGGATTCATTGCGAAGCTTCAGAAGGGTGATTTCAAACTCAAGCAGTTGGATAAGACCATAGAAGAAGCCAGCCTTATAGGCGTAGCTCTGGTCTTCATTCTCATAGAGTGCGTAGGCCTCCTCTAGAAGCTCCTCTATGGTCTTTGGTTTGGGTGGTTTGGGGAACCGATACGCTGCGGCATCGGCATCAGGCCAGACAGTCATAAGGATTCAATGGGTTGGTGTCGGGTGGACTCCCACATGATAGCGAGATCTTGGAAGATGGCAAGCAT